ATCGAATGTTTCCGAAGCTATATGGACTCGCAGATACAATGCTTGTCCTATTTCTTCGAACCTCTTTTCTAGAAGGTAAGAAACGATTTAATCAGATATTTGGTCCTACTAGACCAACTAGTATATACGTTCATACAGAACGTGTCTCCCTATACAAGAATGGTGTTAAAGGGGATCAAGGCGGGGGAACCACGTCCTATTCATGGTTTGTATGGGATAAAGACGTTATTAGAGCAAGAGACTTTGATGATAAGTCTTATGACACTATAGTTGAATGGATACCCCCTGGATATAAACATGACTAGATTATTAATAGCAGGTAGCAGAACCATTGGCTACGTTAGAGGCGGTAATTCTTTTGAAGAGCCTCAAGTCAACTCAGAAGAATTGAAACATGTCTTAACTGTTCTAGATTTCATGGTCAAGAATGTTAAGGCTACTGAAATTATCAGTGGAACAGCAAAAGGGGCAGACAGGATAGGAGAAACTGTAGCTGCCTTAAATGAGATTAAGGTGACACAGTTTAGGCCTGATTGGGAGATGTATGGTAAACGGGCTGGCTTTATCCGTAACAAAGAGATGGTTGAATATTGTGATAAGGCCATTGTTCTTTGGGACGGTATTTCCAAAGGTGCAGCCCATACTCTGTCATTATTAGAAAAGAGCGGTAAGGATTATTTTCTATGGCGAATGGTATGAATACCATCAATCTGGTTGAGGAAAACGGCGAGCCCTTAACCATCCGTGTAACTGATATAGACTTTGTTGAACAGTATGAAACAATTCGGTCAAAGTCAATCATCTACATGATGGATGGCTCTGTTCATATGGTAAAAGAAAGCAAAGCCTCGGTGGAATATATGATTGAAAAGGTGATGGGATAATGGAATTTGAAACGCAGAATGAAGGCACTTGGTATGAGCCTAATAATAGACCAATACCGACTGATGCAGGCAAAACAGAAGCCATGGGGAAGATTCCCTATTTCAAGAAATTAGTTCCCAAGGATGACCCTATCCTAAGGGAGAGGATGCCAGATTACGATTTTTCTAATCCGTCCATCTCCCCTGTAGAGCTAGCCGATACTTTGGCTCAGAACCTCTTGTTGTATGGCGGGGCTGGCCTAGCAGCAAACCAGATAGGTATCAAGGCCCGAGCCTTCACAATCAAGGCTAACCCTATCCTAGTCTGTATCAATCCCCGCATTGTGGACTTCTCTCAGAAAGAGGAAATGTTAGAGGAAGGTTGTCTTACATTCCCTGGACTATACGTCAAGATCAAGCGTCCATTATCGATCAAGGTCCGTTTCCAGTATCCCAATGGAGAGACCGTAACAGAGACCTATACAGGGCTTACAGCGAGAGTTTTTCAACATGAATTGGATCACCTTAATGGCATCCTGTTTACGCAGAGAGCCAATAAGATTCACTTGGAGCAGGCCAGAAATAAAGCACGGAGAAATAGAAAGCATCATGGGACTGTTTGACGACGCACCAGACGATTATAAACCCTGGAAAAACACTTATAATCCTAGGTGTAGTTGCCCCGATTGCGTGAAATACGAACAAGATATGAAACAGAATCAACCATTATGTAATGATGGTTCTCAGTTTCCAAGCGGTATAGCTCCAACAGGTTCGACATTTTACGTGCAAGATAAAATCGCGTATAAATATAATGAGGATCGATCGATTGACGAGATTAAACGCTACATAGACAGCACCTATAGTGCTCATTACAAAAGCGAAGATAATCTACAGGCAATTGATGCATGGTTCGCTCTAGGGGATGCAGATAGTTCCTTTAGGGATACGATTATAAAGTATGCGTGGCGTCTTGGAAAGAAAGAAGGCCATCAAAAAGATTTAATGAAGATCATTCACTACGCGATCTTCTATCTTGAGTTTTGCAGGCGTAAAGGTTTGAAATGAAGACTATTGTGATTTCCAGAATTGATGACCCTGCTACGTTAGATCAAGATGACGCAATAATCACACACATGGCCAAAGATGGCTATATGCTGAAATCCACTTCTCTTTCTCCTGGCAAGAGAATGATATACCTCTCAACTGATAAGCGATGCACTCGTAAGTTTCTTAAGGGTATTGAGGATGAATTACAGGTTAAGTTTAATGACAACTCTATAGATGTTGATTTTGACTAGGGAGAAATAATGGAAATAAAGATTGATTTTGAGGAACTTAGGAAACGTCCACTTTTTCTAGGATTACCTTGTTATGGGGGGCAGTGTGCCGCATTATTCTCCCGTTCGGTTGCCGATCTAGCCGCTGTATGTGCTCAGATCGGTATCCCTCTTCAAATGTATTATCTGATGAACGAATCTCTTATCACAAGAGCAAGAGCTTATGTGTGTGACGAGTTTCTAAGATCGGGAGCAAAGCATTTGATGTTCATTGACTCGGATATCGGGTTCAATGCCAGAGATGTGATTGCAATGCTTGCCCTACAGTCGGATGATAGCCCTTATGACGTGTTAGGGGCACCTTACCCAAAGAAGTGTATTGCATGGGAAAAGATCAAGAGAGCCGTTGATAAGGGTGTTGCGGATCAAGACCCAAATAACCTAGAGCGGTTCGTTGGAGACTACGTTTTCAATCCAAAGAGCGGAACAAGTTCTATTCCTATTGGAGAGCCGTCCGAAGTCTTAGAGACTGGCACTGGCTTTATGCTTATCCGTCGCCAGACTTTAGAAAGATATGCCGACGCATTCCCTGAGAGACGTTATAAGCCAGATCATATTAGAACTGATGCCTTTGACGGCTCTAGAGAAATTACAATGTTCTTTGACTGTTATATTGATCCAGTATCGAAAAGATACTTGTCAGAGGACTATGCTTTCTGCTATGATGTGCAGAAGATCGGGATGAAAGTTTGGTTGTGCCCCTGGATTCCATTACAGCATGTTGGAACGTATACTTTCGGTGGTTCGCTAGCTGACCTAGCTTCCATCGGTGCCAACGCAACAGCATCTCCTGAGGAATTGGGTAAGAAGTCCATCCCCCCTCCTCCTGCCCCCGCAAAGATTGAAAAGAAGGATTAATAGTGACGGTATCTGAGGTTCTTTCTTTTGAGAGTCTTCGAGATTTATTAGCAACAGCTAAAGCAGTTGATATTATAGGAAGAAAGACTGATACAACTAGCTTTATGCCATTAGTTAATCTTGATATCTATACTAAACAATTTGGTATAGACATGGTATGTAGATGTTGGGCTCAACTTACTGATGTTATCGAGTGTGGTTGGGGCATAAAAGATGATTATTGTGTGAAAAAGGAAAACAATAGAATGGATTTTAAGACGTATAGTGATACGGCATGGGCAACCGCTGTTTACCCTTCAAAAGGTAATTGTGAGTTTAGCGGTATTGCTTATTGTATGCTTGGCCTGACAGGCGAGACGGGCGAGATTGCCGAAAAGATTAAGAAGGTCTACAGAGACAAAGGCGGCGTCTTTGATGACGAGACAAAGAGCCTAATCCGCAAGGAAATTGGAGATGTTATCTGGTATCTCAATGCCCTGGCTATCGAGTTAGGTTTCTCCCTAGATGAAGCTGCCCAAGAGAATAATGCCAAGCTCCTAGACAGAATGAAGAGAGGAGTGTTGAAGGGGAGCGGAGACCTACGGTAATGTGGCCGTTTAAAAAGAACCCGCCTAAGCCCCCTGGCAAATGGGAAATAACCTCAGACGAGGCAATATCAAAATACGGTTCAGCCATAAATGCCATCCAAGAATGGCGAAAAGACAATGGTCTAAAACCTACTTTTTTTGGTCCTTATGCCTTATTTGTTAAAGCTATTTTTGAGATTATTGATATTTTGAAGAAAGACGGTAAGATATAATGCAATTAGAAGCTGATACGTTAGCTGTTCTAATCAACTTCTCAAATATGAATCCAGGCTTGGTTGTCAGGCCTGGAAACGTCCTTAAGACGGTTAGCACTGGTAAGTCAGTCATTGCCAAGGCAACTCTTTCTCAGACATTTGAGAAAGAGTTTGCTATTGCTGACCTATCGCGGCTGATTAGAACCATTTCCCTATTCAAAGGCCAGTCTCCTGAGATTTCTTTCATGGATTCGAACCTTTTGATATCTGCTGAAAAGCAGCAGATCAAGTATGCCTATTCGGACTATGAGCATGTCAAGGTTAGGCTAACCAATGAGAACTTTGAGGAAAACCTAGCCAAAAAGAAGAGCTTTGCTCAATTTAACCTTGATAAGAACATCATGTTGCAGGCTATGAAGGCTTCTGTGGCCCTTGGAAACCCTCAGCTTGCATTTATCGGGTCTAATGGTAAGATCGTGCTGGAAAGCATGAATATTGACGTTACGCTTTATGATAAATACATGGTAGAAATCGGGGATACCGATGCTGAGTTTAAGGTTGTATTTGATATTGCAAACCTTAACTTTCTAGCTCAGAATGATTACCACGTCAATTTCCTTTACAGCGATAAAGGATTAGGGGCAACATTCTCAGGCCCCCCTTACGAATACGTTGTGGCAATGAAAGCAAGCCATTCAACATTTAGTTCCTCATAAATAAAAATAAAAAAGGGAGTTTCCAAAACCTCATGTTTAAACCGCCGTCCAAGAAATTTTTAGAAGATTTGGCCAAAGTTCGTCAAAAAGGCCTAGTCAAAGACCCTAATTCTATTACCGAGCGGTTTAAGCGGAAAGAGAATGAGACCAAACAGGCTCCTCAGCCTCTTACCGAAGGTGCATTGAACAACGGAGTCCCTAGACCCTACGAATATGGTGGTAAGGTCTATAATACAATAAGATTCGATGATAAGGATTCAACCAATGAATTCCTTAGAGCCAATCCAGATCACGGGGTATTAGATGAAGGGCCAGACGGAACAATCCATGTGGCCCATATTCGTGATACGGGCCGACCTAAGAGCGGTATTGTAGATCATGCTATCAATTATGAAGATGTGAACCCAATAGTCCAAGAATTGACTATGTTCATGGAAAATGCCTCCGAGTTTCATTCCCTAACAGAAAATATAGAAGTCCGTAAGTCAAATCCCGATGTTCCTAATTTTTCAATTCATTTGAAAGCTTTACTTGAAAAGGAACGCCCCCATGCGTTATGGTTACAATTCGGTCAAGTCGTGGCGGAAGAGTATGAACGCAGATTCGGCCATCATATCTCAATGATAGATATCCATGAGGCCGTTAAATATTGGTTAGGAGAAGACAAGAAACTTGGGGCTGATGATGATTGGACAAATCAGTATACAAGACGTGATCAAGATAGAGTGTATGATTCTGCTGGCCGTGTAGAAAATTGGCTCAGAAAACGTGGTCATAAAAGAGCAATGGTTTCTGTCCATCATGGAGTTGAAGAAATCCCTCATATGGGAGCTAAAAGAACCATGGGGCTGACTATTCAGCCTGACTATAAAAAGAAGCATGAATTTGAAGTCTCAGCTAAACCAGAAGTAGAAAGAACCCCTGGTTATAGAAAACAGCTTAGAAAACGAGTCACTGCATATAGAAATCGTTTAGCTTCATTTGGAAAAGATGATACTTAACTAAAGGTATATAATGATTGGTAATGATTATTTGTGGTGGGAAAAGTATCGGCCCAAAAAGATAGCTGATGTTATTCTCCCCAAGAAATTGAAAGACGAGTTTCAGACATATGTAGATAAGGGAAGCATCCCCAATTTGATGCTAGCTGGTCCTCCTGGCACTGGCAAGACAACGGTAGCCCTAGCTATGATAAACGAGCTAGGGGCAGATTACATGAAAAAGAATGGTTCTCTTGAAGTCAACAACGATTTGTTGAGAACAACAATCGCGGACTTCGCGTCAACCATGTCTTTGAACGGTCGCAAATACGTTATCATCGATGAGGCTGATTATCTGTCTGCTGCTAGAGTGCAGCCTGCCTTTAGAGACTTCATCCAAGAATACTCAACCTCAACAAGCTTTATATTCATTGTAAACTACAAGAATAGGATCATTGAACCGCTCCATTCACGGTTTGCCTTGAAGGAATTTGTGTTCTCAAAGGATGAAACTCAGTCCCTTATCCTTGAACAATACAAGGCCTTTGTGAGTATCCTTGATAAGGAAAAGGTTACATACGATAAGAACGTTTGTGCTAAGTTTATCTCCAAAAACTTTCCTGACTTTAGAAAGGTATTGGTTGAGGCTCAGTCTTATTGTGTGAAGTATAAGCAGATTGATACGGGACTTCTCACGTATTCAACTGACACATCAATTCCAACTCTCATTGAATTACTCAAGAAAAAGGATTTCTCAGGAGTAAGAAAGTTTATAACTGAGGGATTGACGATTGACCAGACGGAGATTTTTGCTAAACTCTATGAAGCTCTCCCCCTAAAGCTGTCTCCCGCCTCAATGGCTCAGGCCACGCTTATTATTGGAGAGTATCAGTATAAGGCCGCATTTGTTGCCAATCAGGATATTAACTTGGCGGCATGTATGGTTGAGTTAATGTCTATTGCTGAGTGGAAGTAATGTTCTTCAAAAGGAAGAAAACTTGCGGTATTTGTGGTGACACGACAACCCAACAAAACGCTATTGTTTATGAGGGGTTGGATGACAATGGTAAACCTAAGCAGTATGAAATCTTGATATGTGAAAAGTGTGTGGCATTAATTGAATCACAAGGTAATGTGAAAGATGGTAGGCCCCCTCGTTAGGTTTTCTAAACCCTACGGCGACTTTGTTCCAATGAAAGGTGATGATAGTATGACTTCTAGTAACCCTGTCTACTCCTATACGGCTGGCGTCTCGTATGAGACCGAGCCTATGGACCTGACCAAGGTTAAGTTTTTTGAAGAGAGAGCAAGTGCGGGGATCAACACTTATTGCAAGTCGTTCGATCACAAGTATAAGACGATTGAGATGCCTAACTTGGTTCTGGATATTCAGGACTATCTAGGCCCTACTAGCCAGTATCAGATGTTCTCTGATTCGTCTTTCATTATTAAGACTGAGGCAACCCTTGTATACGTTCATAAGAACGTTCTTACCGTTTATGGTGACAAGGAAAAGGCGGATGCGTTCTTCGATCTGTTTGGAGAGAAGAACAACAAGTGTAACGTCTACTGGTATTACAGGAACAGAGGGATGCTTGATTACCACAAGTTTCCCATGCGTTATGACCTAAAGGTTTATGACCAGCACTATCCGTTTATTGAGTGTGGTTATGAACAGTATATGAAGCGGTATATGGATGCTACATCATCCATTCTGATCCTGTTAGGCGAGCCTGGGACAGGCAAGACTTCATTTCTGAAAGAAATGATCCGTCGCTATAAGCTCAATGCCGTTGTGACATATGACGAAAAGCTTATGGAGTCGGATGACTTCTATATTGACTTCACGAAGGATGAAGACAGGGATATCCTTATCATTGAGGATGCCGATTTGCTTCTGACTTCCCGTGAATCGGATGCAAACAAGGCCATGGCCAGACTGTTGAATATGTCTGATGGGCTTGTCAATCTGGTTAAGAAGAAAGTCATTTTCACGACTAACCTCAGCGAGATTAACAAGGTTGATGAAGCTATCATCCGTCCTGGCAGATGCTTTGATGTGATGAACTTCCGTAAGCTCAACCAGAAGGAAATCCAGACGGTTTGCCATCTCCATAATCTCCCGATGTTGGAAGCCAAAGAGGCAACCTTGTCTGAGGTTTTCAACCGTGACGAGAGACATTTTCAGAAGTCTAAGATGGGGTTTTGATGATTGGCGAATAGATTTTTTGAGATACTGAATTCCCTTTCCCATTCAAAGAAGGATGAACGTAACAGCGAAGATTTTGAGCAATTATATCAGCCCTACGTCGCTGATCTTTATTTCTCTTTGTTCGTAGATACCATAATGGACGCCAATCGGATGAATAGGCAAACTGCCTTGGATTCCGAAATGCCTAAAGGCGTTCATTATGGCTACTATCTAAATAAAGTTAGGCCCGCTAAAAGGTTTTCCAAAAGCTGGCCTAAAGCCAAGAAGGATGACGTGATAGAGGTAATTAAAGAATACTATGGCTATTCTACTCTAAAAGCTAAAGAAGCTTTAAGCGTCCTATCCGACGAACAAATTGAACAAATAATAAAGAAAAGCGATAGGGGCGAAAAGAAGAATGAATGAGGATATATTTCAGGGTCATGGTATTGAAGTAACATTAAGTGATGAAACTTCCTTTCTTAAGATAAGAGAAACCCTCCAACGAATTGGTGTTGCGTCTCGTAAAGACAGAAAACTGTTTCAGTCCTGCCATATTTTGCATAAGCAAGGCCGTTACGCCATTATGCACTTCAAAGAGATGTTTGCCCTTGACGGTAAGGAATCAGATTTCTCAGAGGAAGACAAAGGCAGACGCAATACAATTGTTGCCCTACTTGAGGATTGGGAATTGTGTAAGGCCGTGGATGAGAAGGCAATCGTTTCTCCCCGTGCTGAAATGACCAATATCAAGGTTCTCTCTTTCAAAGAGAAACACGATTGGGAACTATGCCCGAAATATAATATCGGAAGAGTTAAGCCAAATGGAAAGTCTGAGGCCTAAGAGAGGCTACAACGCTATCTTTGAACCATTTCCAGATGATATAGACCCATTTGAAATTGTGCAATGGAAACGAGAAATAGAAGCTATATGGGAAGGATGGGAAGTAACATGGACAAAGGTAGCACACAACCAATGGGCGATTTCCTGCAAACCTATAAAAGATGAACCATTACTGAATTAAGGGAGTGAAGCATTGGGAGACGTAATCCATCAAACGTTCAGAGAAAAATCTGCAAGTGAATTATGGGATGATAAACTAAAGGATCAGTATCCTGTAAAGAAGAACTTTCTAGACGAAAACGGGGAGCTAGGCTGGCCATCATTTGTCTACAAGCTATTTGAGGCCAGAGGCTATTTCAAGTATCATCAGTATGACTGTATAGCCAAAACCTATTGTGCTGAGGACTTTTCTGCAAAGCCGCCTAAGGTAGTTTGGGTTCCAAATAAGTTTTATGATCGTTATCATTACCCAAATGGCAAAGACGCAGAACCATATCCTATCCCGTTGATTATGGAAAAGGATAAGTGGTCTAGATGGCCAATCGATAACCGTAACCTGAAAAAGAAGTTTGATCTATTCATAGATTTCCTTACTTTTATGAAAAGAGCTATTGACAAAACCAAGGGTGTATGATATAGGTTGGAGTCTCCCATGAAAGGATACTCCAATGTCCAAGAAAAAGCCTAGCAAGATGCGTGATCCCGCCTACAAGGCTATGAGGACCATCTTCAAACCGAAGGTCATTCAAGACAAGCGGGGTAAGGTCA